GACCGGAAGAAGAGCGATATTGTCTGGACGGGTATCCGCCTCACCTGCGACTTCTGTGAAAGGAATGTTGGTCTCGGCGGTGTCAATCGTAATGCCAGTGAAAGCGCTGATTGTCGCCACGTTGGACTGAGCGTTCGCAAGGACTAGGTTAGAGGGGTCACTTGCCACCACCATCTCACTACGGTCAGTGCTCAGAACAAAGTTTTTAATTCTAAACCAGCCTGAAGGTGGATCGCCCATTCGAATGCAGCCAACGTTTTGGTTGCTGAAGCCTGAAATCCAGCCTTGGTGGGTAATTGGCTCAGTGATAAGCATTTGATGTCCGGGGTCAAGCACACTGTGATTGTGACCTGGGTCCGTCACGGCGTGGGAGTGACCCGGATCTGTCACAGTGTGAGTGTGGCCGGGATCAGTGACTCCATGGGTATGAGTGGTGGGTGGCATATCGTGAGTGTGGATGCCAACTTCGTCTTTTTGGTAGGAGCCGAACTCCCTACCTTCATCCAGTGGGTCACCAGCTCCCCAACCCCGACAAAACCGTCCCACGAGGTCCGGGAGGTTGAATGTGTAGAAACCGTCCCCTGAACCGAAAGTCTCACCGATGGCCCTAAAAAGTTGTGTGTATCGTGCTCGACTGATTTCTCTACCGTCGCAGAGCAGGTAGCCCTCAGGCGGGTTCTGCGAACAGAACCACATGATTGTGGCCACAGGGATGATGCCGCCTGAAATAATGGGTACGTAGTCCCTGACTGTGTTTCCGGCCTGGATCCAACTCCTCAGTTGAGCGGACTCCACGGTGTCGTCGTCTGCGTATACGAACGCGTGTGTTTCGTCCTCATACTGGACGAAGTGCAGTGTCCCCTCAACGTCAGCGTATTGTGCGAGTTTAATTGGCACCATGTCAGTAGCGGATGAACGGTAGGAGAGTTAGATTGACAGGCTCTGTACGAACACTTCCTTGACTGCCCGTCTCATAGATGTTGAGGAGAGCAGGGTCCACAGTGATAGATGTCGGACTCAATTCGTCGGAAACGTTCGCTTCACCGACGGCAGTGAGAAGGTTTGCAGACCCTTGATTGACAGTCAGGTTTGCGGAGGAGACGTCGGTAAAAGGTGAGTATGAACCGTAGTTAGGTATGCCACCCGGCGTTTCAAGATACGTGGAGTAGGGGCAGAGGATCACAGGGTTGATTCCCGATTGCACCCCGAAAAGCAAGTTATCCTCGTACATCCTGATGCTGTGCGCGTGGCCAGGGTCTGTCACAGCGTGTGTGTGGCCCGGGTCCTCGCTTTGGTGAGTGTGCCCGGGGTCCGCAACCGTGTGGATGTGCCCAGGGTCCTGAACAGCGTGCGTGTGGCCTGGATCAGATATTGGGTGTCTGTGAGCTCCGAGCCGACTCTCCTGAGCGCTTCCAAACTCTCGGCCCAAGTCCAGAGGGTTGACCGGACCCCACCCTCGAATCATTTTTCCACGGAGGTTTGGGAGGTTAAACGTGGAAGAGTCGTTGCCAGCACCAAAAGTTACACCGATGGCCGCGAACAGCTTAGCGTACTGCAACCGTTTAACCGAAGACCCGTCACAGAGAAGGTAGCCAGCTGGAACTTGTGGAGTAGCCAACCAGATAAGTGCCCCAGGTGGAACTGTTGCGCCTGGTGTGGGAGGCACAAACGGACCGATGTTTCCACCGTTCTGGACCCACGCCGCGAGGACGTTCGCCTGACCTGAGCCGTTGTTTGGAGTAACGTGCCACGTCTCGCCATTGTCAAGTAAGACAAAGACCACCGAGTTTTGGGCGTTGTCGTACCGAGCCGACGTGATTCGAACGTTTGTTGGGAGCATGTCAGGTTCGGATGATCGGTAGGAAAGCTATGTTTTTGGGTTGCGGTCCACCAACTGCACCAAACTCTCCGGCAACTATGTTAGGCGAGGCAGGAACAAGAGTGATGTTTGTGGTTTGAGAAACAAGCGTCACTCCAGTGAAAGCAATGTCAACCGTCGTTCCGGTGACGTTAGTGTTCACCTGTGTGATGCCAGTCTTACCTGTGGAGTTTGTGAAAGTTGGGTCGTCAACTGCTAAGTAGACGGTGTAGAAAAAGTCTTCTCGAGGAACTCGCTCGCAATGTTGGTAAACCGTGTTGTCGTTGGGAGCATATGTCTGAAAACGACAGTCACCAGGCGCAAATGCGTAGTCGAGGGTGATGAAACCCTTGAAGTTCTGGCTACTAGGTCCACCCCAAGCCGTGGCGTGAAAGTGGTTTGTGGTGTTAGCGTGCGCGTGGTTGGACGTTGTGGGGTGAGTGTGAGAACCAGAGGAGGTGGAGTGTTCGTGCTCCGGGTCAGTCACACCGTGAGTGTGAGGTATGGTGGCATTTATCTTGTGAAAGTGCGCTTTATTGACGCCATCTTCGTAGGTGAATGGCTCTCGACCCGGGTCGCCAGCTCCTAGAATGAACCGCCCCACAAGATTGGGCAAAACGAAGGAGAACTGGTCTCCACCGTAAGTGTTTCCAATTGAAGCGTACAGTGCTGGATAATCTCCGGACACTACCGAACGACCGTCGCAGACAAGCCACCCCACTGGAGGCTCTGACACGGCCGACCACATGACGGTTCCAGTCGGAACCCCGAGGTTTTGGGGGATGGCTGCCATTACCAGTACGTAACAGTGTATTGCCAGAAGACTACGGGACTGCTCCCACTAGCCCAACTTCCCTGATATTGGAAGGTGAATCCCAACCGCCCGACCGCCGCCAAGCCGCTATCAGCATACGTGATAGTTGACCCTGTCGGATAGTTCATGTAGTTAATCACTCGGAAGTTAGCCGGAACCAACGAGTACTGCGTATTGTTGTATCCGGATGTGGAGTTGAGTACGGTTACTTGCGGTTGCATGGCTCCGTACGCACTTCCGCCTTGAGCTGAGAAGCCAAAACTCAGATTGATAACGTAGGCGGTAGCAGCAGCCGGCAGTGTAAAGGTGTCAAATGTGTAGGGCACCGAAATGGTGTTGGCAGGCACAGCTGCTGAACCACTTCGACAGATGACATTTGCTGAGTTTCCCGGAGGACCTTGGGGTCCCGCAGGACCCTGGGCTCCTTGTAGTCCTTGAGGGCCAGTTGGACCAGTGGGACCGGGAACACCCTGCGCTCCGGGGGCACCAGTGAGACCGATGGGGCCTGTCTGTCCCTGCGCCCCAGTGGCTCCAGTGGGACCCACTGCACCAGCAGGTCCGGCAGGGCCAGTGGGTCCAGCAGGTCCTTGAGGTCCTTGAACACCAGCAACACCCTGAGGTCCCTGGATGGGGCCCGCGTTGACCCAACTTGTGCCGTTCCAAATGTAGAGGTCGGAGCTAGCCAGCACAAGGTAAGCGTCCCCTTGGTCATTGCCTGTTGGAGGAAGACCGCCAACAGTTGCCACGTTGCCCAAGAAGATGAACCCAGGACCTGGAGCACCTTGAGGACCCGCAGGACCGTCGGGGCCTGCCGGACCTTGAGGTCCTGAAGCGCCTTGAGGCCCAGCGGGACCTCCAACGCCTTGAGGGCCGGTAGGACCCGCAACACCTTGCGGTCCCTGTGGTCCCATCTTCTCGGCGTAGACGGAGCCGCTAACAAGCTCGGAGATGGTGAAAGTAGAGGCGCCCTCGACAATTGTCAGAGACTCACCAGTGTTGCTCAAGCAGCGAACGCTGATGGAGACTGCACTTGTTGGGGTGTAGAGAAACGTGTTGGCAGGTGTACCGGAGAAATTGCCACCTGTTGCGTAGGGCGCGATGATAACAGCGCCTGAATTGTCGCTATAGATGGGGTCACCGGTCGCGGTGTCCACTACGCCGAACACCTCACCTCCAGACCCACTGTAGTCTTCTGCCACAAGAGCGAGACTAATCTCGTAGTTGCGGTAGGCAATGAGTTGAACGGACGTCCCGTCGGTCTCCAGGTTGTACTCTGCCAGAGAGATCCACTCGTTGAGAGCGGTGTTATATCCAACCCCAGTCTGGTTGGCGCTAGCGGCGAGGGAGATAAAAGCCGGAGGTCCGGGCTGTGGAGTTGGAGTCGGAACGAAAGGTGTGATCTGACCACCGCCTCGCACCCACGCATTGAGCTGTTGAGTGCGGGGATTTTCAAACTGATTAGGGTAGACGACCGCAGTAGTCGCGTCGATGTAGGTGACCTGAACTACAGATTGACTCGTACTGTAAACGTACGCTGCAGAGACGATATCTGGAAGCATGGTCAGACTTTGATGATTGGAAGCATTGCGCAGTTTTTCGGACGGGTCTCACTGCCGCCAGTTGCACCGGTTGTATTGTCTTGAGCTGCAGAGTTACCTGTGAATGTCAGACCAAAACCTGGGCCTAGGTTGTCCGTGTAGGTGTGAGTGTGGGACTTAAACTCGTCGTTCTGATACGAACCAAAAATTCGTCCGCTGTCTATGCCGCCGGTGGCTCGGTTATCCCAGCCACGCAGGAATTGGCCTCGGAGATCTGGGAGGAGGAACTGATCTGGTGGTGTGGCTAGGGAAGAATAGATACGGGTGATAGCTGCGTAAAGCGCCGGATAAGTGGAGACTGGGTACTGAGCCCCATCACAGTAGAGCCATCCGGTTGGAATTTTTGAGAGGGGGCCTGCAAACCACTGAACCGTGCCGGGCGGAACAAAGCCTTGGGGCACTGAGTCCACGGCGAGAACACCAGAGCCATCGACATTCAAACCCTGACCTACGATGACGCCACCGATACTGCTTGTGGTGGCGGGGACAACGAACAAAGTTCCGTTGCCCGTGACAGAAACCCCCGCGCCGGGCTTCACACCGCCAATTTGAGAGCTTGTAGCGGAAGCAAGACCGATAGTTCCGGTTGAGGTGATAGGACCACCTGTGATTCCAGGACCAGTCTGAATCTGAGTAACGGTGCCTGTTCCGTCTCCAACCGCGTTGATCGTGCCGTCTGGATCGATGACAATGTTGTTTCCGGGCTTCACACCGCCGATTTCGTTAGCGGCGGCTGGCTTGAGAAGGAGTGTTCCCGAGGTTGTTATCGGTTGTCCATTGGCCGTTGTCAGTCCCGTGCCAGCATCGATCTTTGTGACTGTGCCGCCCTGTCCGGCGTTGATCGCTCCAGCTCCAGCAATCTGCACCCACAACTTCTTTGGGCCGCCGTCATTGAAGAGGATGAACAGTGAACCAGTGTCGTCGTTCCACCACAGTGCACCCGCAGAAGTGATGTCAGGGTCGGGTTGTTGGTCGGAGATGATGACAGCGCCACCGCCACTTCCGCCGCCCGCACCGACCTGCACCCACTGACGACCGTTGGGGTCCTCGTACAGGACGTACATCTCCCCGTTGTAGTCGTTCCACCACAGCGCCCCGCTCGGGTAGAGTGTGATGTCAGGGGGTGTCGTCTGAATAATGACCCTCGCGTAACCGGTCTCCGAGGGGTCAGCACGAACCCACTCAACGCCGTTGAAGACGTAGAGGCGTTGTTCCTGCGCGTTGAACCACAGCTCACCCCGAGAGTTTCCCGGAGTTCCCGCGGCGTTCGTGTTCGGAGGCTGAAGACTCACCGCGCACGGACCGATCTTTGCCAAAACTCCGTTGGAGTCGGTGAAGAACAGTCCGGGCTGAAGAGCGTCAAGGTTGACGGCAGGTTGTCCCGGGAGCAACTGTGCTGGGTCGGGACGAAAGTTCGGAATTGACGACCGAAGAAGTTGAATCTGAGTTGCGGAGACGGTCATGGAGGTTCTTAATTACTTGTCCCGGGTGAAGTCGCGTTGCAACAGTTTTACCCGTTAGAGGAAGGCGATGCCGTAGAAGGAGGCTCCAGCGGGCGGAGCGTTCGTGAAGGTGAGGGTGGAACCGTTGACGGTGTAGGCGTCTGGAGACGGCTGAGTGATGCCACCAACAACGACAAGGAGGTAGGTGCTGTTTTCCGGTGTGAAGGGTTGGCCACCAGAGAGGAGCTGGAAGTCGGTCCGAGTCCCGTCGAACGTGATCGGGTCAATCCGAACCACGCCAGAAGGACCGTCAGCGAGTTTGATCGTTCCGTCTGGGTCGATGACAATTCCAGGACCTGCTTTCACGCCACCGATCTGTGTCGCGGTGGGAGGCAGGAGAACGAGTGCGCCTTCGGGAGACACGTCAACTCCAGGACCAGGCTTCACACCGCCGAGTGTGCTGACAGTTGGTGGTTTGAGACCGAGCACACCGCTGATGCTGATTTGGACTCCCTCACCAGCGAGAACGCCACCGATTGTTGTGGCAGTTGGAGGCAGGAGGTTGATGGTTCCCGTCTCAGTGATGGTGTTGCCAGTGTTTGGAGCGCCAAGGCCGATGCCGGCAGTGACACCACGCACTGTTCCCACTCGTGAAGCGTCAAGGCTCAACACACCTGAGGGGGTGACGGATAGGAAGTCACCGACGATGACACCACCCAGACTTCCTGTTGTGGCGGGAATGAGAGAGATCGAACCGATGTCCGTGATAGGACCGCCAGTCAGACCGGCGCCAGTGTCAACCACACGAACGTAGGACTGCTCCTCCTCGTCCTGTCGACGGTCCACCTTGTAGCGTGGGAAGTTGGTGATGTCGGACGAGAGTGAGCCGTAGGGACGACCGGTCAGTGCCTGTGTCAGCTCACCCTCAACGATGGTGCTACCTGACTCGTTCTGACCGAACAGGGTGAAGTAGCCACCCCACATCGCGGTAGAGATGAAGTCGTAGTACTGCTTGGTGTTGAGGTTGCTCTCGAGATATTTTGGAAGCCCGCGAGAGTAGTTGAAGTAGCCGACGCTGTAGAACTGGTGGAAGGCGCAGTTCAGGGAACTTGGGAGGTTGAACTCCATGTTCCAAGGCCCCGTATTGAGAGCGTAGCCACCTTTCGGTTGAATGGAAATGTTCGCCAGCTGGCGGTTCCGTGAGGACGGTGACTGTGGCTGGAGAAGGGTCTGGATGTCCACATTGGAGTAGCCCATCACCTGAAGGAAGCGTATCATCGCGTACTTCGTGGGTGCCCAGTCGAGGTCGTAGTCGAGTGGGTTCACCACAGTGTTAGCGGCTTGGAGCGTCCCAGCGGTGTCGACAGGCCAGTCAAAGTCGACGGTGGTTCCATACAGACCGCGAATAACTGTCGCGGAGTTGTCAAACAGGTTCCAAGACGTGACCTGAACGTACTCCTTCTTGTCGGGGAAGCTGTCGTCAGTCAGAGAGAGGACAACAAAGGTCTTCTTGGGGTTGGCGAGACCGGAGATTTGAACGACACTACTGAAGAAGATGGTCGTCTCAGTAGGCTTCAGAACCTGAGTGGTGGGAGTGTTTACTCCAGCACTGATGTCGTTGCGAAGAAGGCCAAAGTTCGGAGACCCGTTGTCACCGTTGTAGTAGTCGGAGAAGTCGTAGTTGGACCTCGCCGGTGAGGAACCTCTCAAATATGTGCCAGTCTCGTACAGTGTGGCGGTGGGGTCGCCTCCGAACTGCCCTTGGAACGTGTTGTTGACCGCGTACTGGTTCTCCAGACACAGAGTGTTGGCGTACGGCGAGACATAGCTTGTGGGGATAAGCTTCTTAGCCGTCTGAACGTCGGTCGACGTGGAGAAGTACACCCCGTTCCATTGGTCGTTACATGTGGCGTACCAGTTGCGGTTCTGGAACGTCACGTAGGCGCCGTGAGGTTTGTCGTACGTCTCCAACCACGGACGGCTGTTGTCCACAGCGAGGAGAGCTGTGTAGTACGAAGACGAGATGGGGCGGTTTAGCAGGGTCTCATTGTACTGAGGAGCGTCGCCGTCGGAAGACGTCTGCGAGAAGGCGACCTGGAACACACGACCCCAACCACCAGTTTGACCGGGGTCGAACTGCACACCTGGGCGAACTGTCAGCGCCTGGTTATTGTTGTTCGACGTCTGTTGAAGACGCAGAATGTTGCCCACAACAGGGTCACGGTGGCCAGGAGAAGTGTTGTCAAGGATGAGAGCGTAGGACTGCTCCATCACAGTCCGAGGGTCTTGAAAGCGCTTGATGAACGGTGGGTCCCAACCCTTTGTCACCTCAGGTCCGCCGTTCGGAATGGTGGAGTCCTCGAAACGCAGACGAAGCTGACAGTCACCGTTTGGCAGGAAGACAGCGGTGGGGAGACCGTCGTTGACGAAGAAACCGCGGAACTCAAGGACGGAGCTCTGAACCCAAAGTGCTGTGCCCGGTGCGAGAGAGTAGGGGAGAAGTGTGATGGGCTCGAAACCAGGTCCCACCAGCACAGTCTGCACTCCAGTGGCGAGGTCCGTGGTCACCTCTTTCACCGCCACACCGAGTGAGTAGATGTTGAAGTTAGCAACACCGTACTGAGTCAGCTTGAGAGGCATGCGAATGCCACCGAAGCGGAAGCCTTGGTCCTGAGGAAGAGCACCGCCAAGTGTTCCGATTCCAGCGAAGCCCTCAGTGCGGACAGCGATCGATCCGAAGTTCGATGTCGAGTTCGTCACCGACATGCGGGCGCCGTTCAGCGCCCAGAAACCGACAGCAGGTCCCACAGTCCACGCCGTGTCCACCTGCACGTAGGCGTCGTTCGAAGCGCGAATGCCAAAGTGACGGTAGTCGTTGTTGAGGTCGGGAAGGCCGTAAGTCTTGTTGTCAGGAGAGACTTGGCTCGTGTAGGCGTACCGAACGTTGATGACCGGGACTTCGTTCAGATACGCGAGCATCTGCTCAGTAGGAACAAGCCACGCGTTTGACGGGCGGTTGACGTTGTCAATGGAGGCCCAAGTCGCTACTGGAAGCGGGTACCACGTGGTCACCGACTTCTGGGTTGTGTTGTCGTAGATTGTGGTGTAGACTTCGTAGACGAACGGGTCGTTTTGAATCGAAGCGACGGTGAACTGAGAGAACAGGGAAGACTTGAACCCAGTTACAACTCGACCGTCTGCTTCCGCCCCACAGAGGCCGTAGGACGAGCGAAGCGACACGTTGAACGCGTAGGGAGAACCCTGACGGTTGCTGTTCGAGATGAGGCTTGGAACAATGTTGGGAGTTGGTGCGACAATTTCTGTCTCACCTGGGTTGATAACCTCAGCCTGGTTACTCTTTCCGTCGAAATATGTTGGGAACGCGGCTTGAACTTTCAGGTAGAACTCGTTCATCTCGTCCAGACTTGCGCTGCTGAAGCAACGCAGGCGGTGGTGAGAGTAGGGTTTCCACGTCACTGAGCAAGTAAAGGCCAGACCTTGACTGTCAGCGGGCAGCTGAGTGCGCTCAACGTAGTTCGCAGTCTCAGCGGTGATTGGGGTGTACGACAGAAGGAAGCTGTCGACAGACAGTGGGTAGGTGTAGTAGTCACCACTGAGAACCTCTACCTGACCAGTGCCGGTGGGGATGCGGTTGGCTCCTGGAGAGTACTCGAAGAAGACTTTGTCGTTGGCAGCGAAACCGTGGGGTTGGATGCTGTAGAAGACAGCGCTATTGGTGTCCTTGTAGGTGCCGAACTTGTTGACAAGTGCAACTGACGGCTTGTCCTTGAATGTCAGTTCGGTGACGTACGAGTTGCCTGTCCACTTCAGAATGGACGTGATAGGCTCGTTGGTGCCGAGTGAACTACCGGGAACTTTGAAAGTAGGGACGTAGGTTGGAGCGAGGATGGTTTTCCTCAGGTCTAGACCCTGAATGCTCGTTCCACGTGGGACAATTAGACCACCCGTCACAGGGTTGAACTCAGTCAGGATGTCAGGATTGACGTCAGGAGACTCATCAAAGTTGACACCAAAAGCGCCCTCTGGGTCTGCAGTTGTGGCGATGGACTTGCCCGGACCGTTGAACACGGTGTTGGTGCCGGGCTGAACAAAGATGGTGTATCGGTTATTCTGGTACGCGTCCGACTCGTTCTGTCTGACGATCGACTGCTTCGCGATCTCGAGAACGGCTCGGTTGAGGCTCTTGTAAGGTGCCGACTGACCGTCATTCTTGAGGTCGTCGTTGGAAGTTGGGAACTCGGGAGCGACAAACACTACGTACCCGTTCGTTCCGCCGAGATACGGTGCGGAAACTTCACGCCACACCTGCGCTGCGGTTTCAGGGTCAACGTCACCAATGCTGAGCGAGTTGTTGACCGGGTTGTAGCTCATTTCCCCCAGCGAGGGGAAAGGAGTGGGGTACTCGGTGCCAACCGCCGTCGGGCCCACCTTGACAACGCGATTGTTCTCGGTCTCGAAGAACAGACCTGGGGACAGTGCGTTGGTGTTCAGTGCCAGTTCGCCCGGATCCAACAGGTCGGGAGTTGGGCGCTTGTTGAAGATGCTGGAACGCTTGAGCGTGATCCGGACGGCCATGTTGCTGAGGAGCGAGTGCGTGCCCGTGACGACGGGCTTTTCACACTCTTACCCAGGTTCAGAGATAGGCGGCTCCGATGCGAGCGTCATCGCTGACGTCACCACGTGCGCTGAGCTCCATCGCGGCGTCAAGGTACTTCATCGCGCCCTGGGGATCCTTCAGGCGGTTCATCTTGTACTTGTCCATCAGAGCGATGTACTTTTTGTCGTCAGATGCCATCGTAGAGAGTGTCGATGATTGATTGTGCTTGGGCGTTTGTGAGCTTGCCCATGGCACCCTTCTCGAAGGAGGAGTCTTTCGAGCGGATGCCGTGGCCCATGATATCGGCCACGTCTTGGTCAGACAGGCCCATGCTCTTCATCTTATTTATAGCCTTCTTCTTGTTCTCTAACACCTTCGCCGCCACAGGAAAACGGCGGGCGAACTCCCTTCTGACTGCTGGACTGGTGGACCTGTCAGCGTTGTCAAAGTCCTTTCCGCCTGACCCGTCCCAGCGCCGCATCTGCCAGTCACCACTGTCAGTTCCTCCCTTCCTCACTGTCCCCATGGGAGGACTTCTGAAGGCACCCATTGCCTCAGCGAGTGCTGCTTTTGGGTTGTCCTGAGCGAGACCCATGTCCACGAACCTGCCAGTTCCCTTGCGGTCAATGAACACGTTCTCGATGTGCATGTCGTTGTGAGCGATGCCGAGGCGGTGAAGTTTCGCACGAGCTTCCCAGTAGGCGTCTGCGACCACTTTGCCAGTCTTGCCAATTGGAGCGTCACCTTTCTTCTTGCCGATTGGCGAACCAGGCACAACCGTCATGGCCACACGACCAGTAGAGGTGTTTGGAATTCCGGTAGGACCGTCGAGTTGAGCGGAAATGAGTCTTGGGCCGAGGTCTGCTTTTCCAACTTTAGCGATGATGTCAGCCTCGTTGTTTCCAATGGTGCCCCGCTTGACGACATCCCCATTCGCATCCTTAACAGCGGTTCCGTAAGCTCCCGAACCCAACACCTTTGCCCCGCTTGACAGTGAGTTGGTCCACGCAAAGTTTTGGTCACCGACTTCCTTTGTCAGCCCTTTCTCAATGCGCTTGTCGGTGTTGACGGCATTCTCAAGGTCCCAACTGCTCATTCCCTTAGGACGACCGACGGGAGCTTGAGCCTGAACTGGTGCGGGCTTTGCGGGTGTCTTCCCCGCGTCCGCTTTCTCGCGCTCTTCAAGTGCCTTTTTGATCTTGTCGCGCTGATACTGATACGGAGCGCGCTTCAGATACTCCTCGAGCTTCTCCTTCGGAGCATCACGAAGCATCTTGGCGTTGATCTTCTGTGACAATTTTTCGTCCTTCTTCGGCGCTTTGCCGTCCCTCAGAGCGATCAGCTCATCAAGCTGCTTCTGAAGGGCTTGCTGTTCTCTGTCGAGCTTGTTCTTCTCTCGCTGAAGTCCACGGTTAGTGGGTCCATCGAGCGCCGCGAGCTGTCTCTTCAGGTCAGTTGGAACTGAAGGTGCTTTCTTCTGACTTTTCGCTTCACCTGCACCACGACGTGCCAGCTCCGCTTTAATAGCTTCGCGTTGGTACTTGTAGGGAGCTCGGTTGGCGTACTCCTTCAGCTTCTCTGTGCTAGCTTTGGCAAGAAAGCCTTTCCCCACTCGCTGGGAGAGAGCTTCCTCTTGGCCCTTGCGGCACTTTCCACCTGTTCCGTAGGCGGTGCCGTTAGGACGGACACAACGAGTGAAATCGTAGAAGTCCTGCCCTTCCATCACGCGTTCCCGAGTTCCTCTTCGTCCTCCTCGTCGTCGGAGTCCTCTTCGTCCTCAGGGGAGTAGGACTGACCGGGGTCAGCACCAGAGTCGCCGCCTGTGGACTTCATCTCGGCGAACTTGAGAAGTGCCGCTTCAAGACGGGCGATTTTCTCGTCGTTGTCGTCAATGGCCTCAACGTAGTCACGGAAAGGGTTGGCTTGGTCTTGGTGGTTCTGCGACTCGTACATCATACCGTCGCTCATACCACGCTGAGTACGACCAAGGTCGTTCACCATCATCTTGGCCTCAACGGCGGAAATGGCCTTCATGACCTGGTTCCTCTCGTTGACGATGCGGTGCTCCTCTTGGAAGTGACCCATCTGGCGGGCACGACGGAGTTGCCCACTCAAACGCTCCTGAACGTCCATGAGACGAGTCAGTTCAGCCTGCATCGAGTTGTACTCGCCGGTGCCCTGCTCCTCACCGTAGTTGAAGGTCGGAGGGCCACTGCCACGAGGCTGATTACCGTAGAAAGCGGAATTTGGCTGCCAAGGCTCATCCTCCTTCTTGAGTTTGCTCACCTGAGGGGCGAGAACCGGCACGTCGTCCGCGTCGATTCCTGTACCGTGGAAGCCACGCTCGCTGAATTGGTAGAGGTCATACGCCTGCTTGAGCGCGGCGTCATCGATACGGTCTTTACGCATTGGAAGGCACTTTTGAGAGAGTTTTACCCGTTATTCGGCCTGAGCAAATCACCTGGTTTAGGAGCGTCATCCTTCTCCTCTTTGGGTTTCGGAGGCTGAGCTGCGGCTTGGGGTTTCGGAGCTTGAGCCGCTGGACGAGAACCACCAGCAGCAGCCCTACCGCCACCTCCACTATTCGGCTTCGCTTCAGGCTTTTTCGGTCCGACTTTTTTCTCTCCAGCGACAGATCCCCAAGAAACTAGCACCGGCTTTCCGTCCTTAATTGCCCACCCTAACTTCTTACCTGTCTTGATGTCCTTAATCATCTTGTTGTTTTTAGCATTCGACCCTTCTTTCGCAGCTTGGGCCTCGCCTTCTTCCTCGCCTTTTGTCTTCTTCGAGGAGTCAAAGTCTTTCTCATCCTTAGGACTTGCTTTCGCTTTCCTACACATCCCAAAGATCATCTTTTCGTCGGGACCGCACTCTTCCGCAAACGTTGAAGGAGCTCCTCTGCCTGGCATGTTCGTTTCTAAGTCTCGATCGATCTCGCGACTTTCGGCGAAGGACCAGTCGACGACGCGATAGTGAACGCCCTCGATAAGGTGGTCCACTGAAGGGATGTTAAAAGTGTTCATCGTGGTGTGTTCCCCCACATTGCGTCACGGAGAGCGCCTCCGATGTATTTGTCATCAAGGTATTTAGTGGGAATGCCGCGTTCACTTAATTGACGATTCTCCCACTCTCTTATCTGAGTTTTAGCGATGTTCATGGACATTTGATCCCTAGCTTTTGCATCCGCAGCGTTTCTGTAGTTTTGTC